GACTCGAAGATCAACAGGAAGTTGTTGCAGAGGACGAGACATCCGCTGAAACTGATGAAGTTGTGGCAGAAGAAGATGACGCAATAACAGAGGAAGAAGTAGAGACATATGATATCGATGATGATGTCAATGCTTTACTTGGAGGAGAAGAACTCTCTGAAGAGTTTAAAGCAAAAGCAAAAACAATTTTTGAGACCGCACTCAAGACAAAGGTTGCTGAAGTAAGAAAACTTCTCGAACAACAGTATGAAGAAAAACTTGGAGAGGAGATTATCGAAGCAAAAGAAGCTCTCGCTGAGAGAGTAGACTCATACTTAGAGTACGTTGCCGACGAATGGTTCACTGAGAACCAACTTGCAGTCGAAAACGGCCTCAAGGAAGAACTCACACAATCATTCCTTGGTGGAATGAAGAGTCTTTTTGAAGAACATTATGTACAAATCCCTGAAGACAAATACGATGTCCTTGAGAGTATGGTAGAAAAACTTGATGACATGGAGAGTAAACTCAATGAGCAAATCGAAAAGAATATTAATTTAAACAAACGTCTCGCAGAGTCGGTTGCTGATGGTATCCTTGACGAAGTTTCTGAAGGCCTAGCGTCTACACAGAAAGAGAAGCTCGCTTCACTTGCCGAAAGTGTAGAGTTTGAAAGTGAAAACAATTATCGTGAAAAATTGGAGACACTGAAGCAATCTTATTTTGCACAGAAGTCATCTCCAGCAGTTAAAACTGAAACACTGTCAGAAGGATTAGACGCTACTCCTGAATCAACAACTGGTTCAATGGCAGCATATCTGAAGACACTTCAGTCATTTAACAAGTAACTGATTTTATTAAATCAAACAATAAACTTTATAGGTAAATCCCAAAATGTTTCAATCAGAATCATTGCAGGAAAAGTGGAAGCCACTTCTTAACTATGAGGGCCTTGACGAGATCAAAGATCCCCATCGTAAAGCAGTAACCGCCGTCCTGCTCGAAAACCAAGAAAAATTCCTTAGAGAGGAATCATCATTCTCATCCAACGGGATGTTAATGGAGCAACCAACTGTTAATACTAATAGTGGTTCAACCGCTGGTTTTAGTGCCGGTGCATCTACACCAGTTGCTGGTTTCGATCCCGTACTTATCAGTCTTATTCGTCGTTCAATGCCAAACTTGGTCGCATATGACCTAGCTGGTGTACAACCAATGAGCGGCCCAACAGGTCTTATCTTCGCAATGAGATCTCGTTACAGTAGCATGACAGGAACAGAGACATTCTACAACGAAGTAGACTCTGCATTCTCTGGTCGCGATAAAGCATCTAATGCTGAAACTGGTTTCGTCGATGGCGACGCTGGTATGGGTACAACTTCTGTATCTGCTACAAACCCTGCGGTTCTAAACCCAGTATCATCTGCATCCTCATTAGGATACACCGTTGGTATGGGAATGAGAACAGACAACGCTGAAGCACTTGATGGCACAGGTAATGATGCCTTCAACCAAATGGCATTCTCAATCGAGAAAGTTACCGTTACAGCGAAGTCCAGAGCACTAAAGGCAGAGTACAGTTTAGAACTTGCTCAAGACCTTAAGGCTATCCACGGTTTAAACGCTGAAGCAGAACTTGCTAACATCTTATCAACTGAGATACTTGCTGAGATAAACAGAGAAGTTATCAGAACAATCTATAAGACTGCAGAGCAAGGTGCTGTACAAAACGTTGCAACCGCTGGTGTATTTGACCTAGACATCGACTCAAACGGAAGATGGTCTGTTGAGAAATTCAAAGGACTATTGTTCCAGATCGAAAGAGATGCAAACGCAATCGCACAAAGAACTCGTCGCGGAAAGGGTAACATCATCCTATGTTCTGCAGACGTTGCTTCTGCACTAACAATGGCTGGTGTACTTGACTACACACCTGCTCTTAACGCTAACCTTAACGTAGATGACACTGGTAATACATTTGCTGGTACATTACAAGGTAAGTTCAGAGTATACATCGACCCATATGCTGCAAACCTAACTGCTGCTAACGCTGCACCTACAGGTGGTAATCAGTACTATGTCGTTGGTTACAAAGGTACTTCACCATATGATGCTGGACTGTTCTACTGTCCTTACGTTCCACTACAGATGGTTCGTGCAGTGGGAGAAAATAGTTTCCAACCAAAAATCGGGTTTAAGACTCGTTATGGTATGGTTGCTAACCCATTCGCAGAAGGAACACAGGCAGGAAGCGGTATCCTTAGTGTTAACGCTAACCGTTACTACAGACGTGTTGCTGTTAAAAACCTTATGTAAGCAAGATGCTTATATCTTTCAGGAGACCCTTCACGGGTCTCTTTTTTTATGCTATAATAAATACTAGAGGAGACCTGCTCAGAACTAATGGCAACCCGTCCATCACAAATTGATAATAGGAATTTCCTTGCACCAGTTGGCTTTAAGTTTAATCTTAAACGAAGTCCCGGTGTTGCTTACTTCTGCAATAGTGCAAACATTCCAGATCTAAATTTAGGTGTTGCAAATCAACCAAACTATCTCAGAGACATTCCAGTACCCGGAGATAAGATTGATTTTGGAGACTTAAATATTAGATTTCTTGTTGATGAAGACTTGACTAATTACATGGAGATTCAAAAATGGCTTCGTGGATTAGGATTCCCAGAGACTGTTCAAGAGTTTCGTGATTGGGAAGCAAGTGGTCAAACACCAAAAAGAAATTATGGTCAATCAGGACATGACATATATTCTGATGGCACATTACAGATACTTAGCAGCAATCTTGTAGCAAAATTCAATGTTAAATTTACAGATTTATGGCCCTATAGTTTGACAACTCTATCATTCGATGCTACAGATACTGATATTGAATACTTCACAGCAGATGTAAGTTTTAAATACACCATGTACAATATTACCGATTTGGAGGGAAATGACCTTTGATCTTGATACGATTCAAGAAATGTGGGAAAAAGACGCAAAAATAGACCGAGATAACCTACACGATGAATCTTTGAATATACCATCACTACATGCAAAATACTTTCAGATATACAATACAATATTTTTACTGAGAAAAAAAGCAGAGCAACAGAGAAAGAATATAAGACACGAAAGATATGAATACTTTAGTGGTAAGGCTGACCCTGATGTTTACATTCAGAATCCTTTTCCAAAAAAGATAAGAGATAAAGATACAATGACAAAGTATTTGGATGCAGATGAAAAACTATCTAATGCATCTTTGAAGATCGAATACTATGATACAATGCTTACATACTTAGAAAGTATATTAAAAGTGATACAGAATCGCACATATCAAATCAAAAATGCAATCGAGTTTATGAGATTTAACGCTGGAATGGGGTGATAAATACATATAGATTCATGGATCTATGTGATAAACACTTCTGCTAATGTTGTCATATCCAAAGCGAATGAAGTATTTCTTAGAGTCAAAGCAGATCCTCATATTGAATATGAGTTAAGAGATCACTTCACATTCCAAGTTGAGAGCGCAAAGTTTATGCCTCAATATCGGAATCGTAATTGGAATGGTGAAATACATTTATTTGATTTAAGATCAAAGAGGATTTATGTTGGTCTGTTAGATCGAATCATTGCATTTTGCAAAAGACACGATTATACATATAAATTTCAAGACAATGAATATTACGGAGTTCCTTTTGAACTCAATGATGGTATCTCATATGAGGGTGTAAAAGATTATATGAGATCTATATGTTCTCATTCCCCCAGACAATACCAAGTTGATGGAGTATTCGATGCCTTAAGGCACAATAGAAAGCTATTGATATCACCGACTGCTTCAGGAAAATCTTTGATGATTTATTCTCTCGTAAGATACTACGTAGATAAACGTCAAAAAATCCTGCTAGTTGTTCCGACGACATCTCTCGTAGAGCAGATGTATAAGGACTTTCAGGATTATGGTTGGGATTCTGAGTCATACTGTCACAGAATATATTCAGGTAAAGAAAAGACCAATGAGTATCCAGTTACAATTACAACATGGCAGTCAGTTTATAAACTAGACAGAACTTTCTTTGAAGATTATAACGTTGTGATTGGTGATGAAGCTCACTTATTTAAAAGTAAGTCATTAATATCTATAATGACAAAATTACATCATGCGAAGTATAGGTTTGGATTCACAGGAACTTTAGACGGCACACAGACGCATAAATGGGTCTTAGAGGGACTGTTTGGCCCATCATACAAGGTGACTAAAACAGATGAACTCATGAAGCAAGGGCATCTTTCACAGTTGGATATTCAGTGTCTTGTATTAAAACATCCACCACAAAAGTTTGAGACATATAATGATGAGATTGAATATTTAATATCCCACGAACAGAGAAATAAATTTATTACAAACTTAGCACTCGATCTTAAAGGTAACACTTTAATTTTGTATAGTAGAGTACAAGCTCATGGTTCAGTGCTATACAGTATGATAAATACAAACAAGAGTGATAAACGAAAAGTTTTCTTTGTTCATGGTGGTGTGGATGCTGAAGAAAGAGAACAGATTCGAGAGATCACTGAGAGAGAAGTGAATGCTATCATCGTTGCATCTTATGGCACATTTTCAACAGGTATCAATATTAAAAACTTGCATAATATTGTTTTCGCCTCTCCTTCAAAGTCCAGAATACGGAACCTCCAAAGCATTGGAAGAGTTCTCAGAAAAGGAACTAACAAAGCCAAAGCTATTCTATACGATATCTCTGATGACTGCTCAGTTAAATCAAGGAAAAATTACACATTGAATCATCTTATTGAAAGAATTAAGATTTATAATGAAGAAAACTTTAACTATGATATAATAACAATACAACTCAAAGACAAATGATCGAAGACGACTTTTATGCTACTATCAAATTCAAAAGTGGAGAGGAGATCTTTGCAAAAGTTGCTGCCTCTGAAGAAGTAAATCGAACTGTATTATTGGTATCGAATCCAATCATGGTAAGTGAAGTCAAAAGTAAAAATGGAATGACAGGATATAAAGTAGAACCATGGTTAAAAACAAGTAAAGATGATATGTTTATGGTGGACTTGAGTGAAGTATTAACAATGTCAGAATCATCAGATGTAGAAATGATATCAATGTATCAAAGATGGTTAAGAGATACCACTCGATCAAAGAATAATGAACCTAAATTAAGTCGTAAAATGGGATATATTTCTACGGTCAATGATGCAAAGGATATACTAGAGAAACTATATAAATCTAAAGAATCAAAGGGCTAATATCCTTAAACCTCTACAAAGGTTATTGTACACATATTTTGATATGTTGTCAAGTG